ATCTAAGCTGTCAATTGTTCGCTTCAACAATAATCTTTCAGCCTGGATAGATTTAATTTCATTCTGTAGCTGATCTCTGTGCTGCTTAAATATGTCATTAACTACTGATGTCTGATTCCAAACAACATAAACAATGCTAAGTATAAACAGCACCGAACCAATAATTATTAAGATGTTATTTCTTCCCATCCTTTTTCATTTTGTTTTTTACTTTCATATTGTTTGCAGCATCAGACAAAGCAATGGCAACAGCCTGGTCTTGTGGTCTACCCTCATTAATTAGCATTCTGATATTGTCAGATATACATTTCTGATCACCGGTTAAACATTTCTTTAATGGCATAGTATTTTATTTAGAACGTGAACGGTTAAAATTAGCTTTTCTCTGTCTTGTTTCAACTACCTGGAAGATTCCGTTAGCATTCGCCATTACTGTTGTGGATGGCATATACTTTGGTAAATCAGATAACAAAGTTTCAATGCTTTCTAATCTGCTTTCAAGTCTGTTGTTATCAGCATTCATGTTGATGAAGAATGACTTACCACCAAGTTCAGAATTAAGATTCACATCAGAACCTAATCCTAACAATGAATTTTTTAAACTACCATTCATGTAATTGTTTGCAAATCCATTCAACACATCTGCAGGTATTTTCTTATTGTGTACTGCTGTCAAGACATCCCAATATTTTGAATTAGTATCTGTTGTAATAACTCTCTCACCTTTGTTTAATCTTGCCGGTACAGTATCTCTACCTGCAGGGAATCTGTTTTCTTTGTCTATGTATTCTGAACCCTCATAGAATGCACTACCTGCTGCTGCTCTTGCTTGTGCAAAACCTGCTATCAATGCTATGACAGTTGAAGCAATTGTAAATGGTGCTGCTAATCCACCCTCTGCTGCTGCCTTGGCAATGGCTAATGTAGCATTAACTGTTAACTGTATCAATGCAATTGCTTTTTCACGTTCAACAGCTTCTCTTCTTTGCTGCTCAAGTTCTTCAAGTCTTTGCTTTTCAAGTTCTAATTGTCTTGCATTGAAATTCTCACTATTCTGTCTGATTTCATCTAATGTAGAACGTGAACGGTCTGCAGCTTTGTCTAAGGATTCAATGTATGCTTGTGATTGAGCAGTTAAAACAGAAAATACAGCATCAGATGCTTGATTAACTAAATCTAATGTTGCTTTAGCTATTTCTTTAGCTGTCAGCTTTGTTTTTTTTGAACTATCTTCTGCAGTTTTATCCAAATCAGCAAACTTTAATTTTAATTCACTTATCTGTTTATTTATAATAGACAAAGCAAGTGGATCATCACCGGAAGCATCTCTAAGTTTTTCAAGAAATTCAATCCTGGTCTTTATTATTTCCTTGTTAGCAGTATTTTCTAAATCTAATCTTTTCTTATTAAACTCTTCCTGAATCTTAGCCTGTTCTTCTGCATTACCATAATTAGCTTTAAGCAAAGCATTTCTTTGAAGTTCTAATTGCAGTAACTGGTCATTCAATCCAGTTTCTTGATTATTTACTCTGTATTGTGCTGCCTGGTCTAAGCTATCTTTATAAGCCTTATTGCTTTCATCGAATGCTTTTCTTTCAGCATCCAAAACTTCCTGTACTGCTTTTGCTTTTGCTTCCTGATTCTTTAAAAACTGTTCATCTAATTTATTACGTTCTTCCTGATTCTTAGCTAACAATAGTTTCAGTTCAGTATCAGTCATGCCAAGTTCTTTAGCATACTTTTTATACAAATCTTCAATAACATTTAAAGCATCAAGTTCAGCTTGAAATCTTTCAGCTGTACCATCTTCCGTTTGAAGAACTAATAATTCCTGTCTTTTCTTTTGCTGATCAATCTCTAAATTTATTGCATCCAGTCTTTTCTGTTGTGCTTCTTTTTCTTGCTGCTCTCTTTCTTTTAAAGCACGTTGATTTATTTCATTTATCCTTTTTACTTTGTCACGTTCAGCAATTTCAAGTAATAATTTTTGTTCTTCTGTATTTGCATTTTGTGTCTCACTAATTAAACTTAATGATTCCTGTAATGCTAATACTCTTTTGTTGTTTTCAAATGTACTTTTTTCGGAATAATCTGCTTGTGCTTTAGCTAATTCTACAAATAATTTACTTTCTTCTAATTGCAAAGCAGTTAATCTTTCTCTTGCTGCTCTTTTTATTTTATCAGTTTCAAGTTTATAACTTTCTTCAACTGCTCCAACAGTATCACCTAACAATTTAATCCTGGCAGTTCTGATGCTATCTTCAAGTTCAATCTGTCTCTTTACCCTTTCTTCTTCTTCTTTTATTATCTGCTCTGCTGTCTGTTGGTAAACTTTTACCAGTTCAGCACGTTTCTTTTTTTCTTCATCTGTAAGAGATCCACGTGTGTTTTCTATTTCTTGCAACTTAGCCAATTCTTCTGATGCAATGGATAATTTTTCTGTGTAAGTAGTTGAAGAATCACTTAACTTTTCCATGTTATCAACACCATCTTCTGTCTTATTAAAGAAACTGGTAAAATAACCCAATACCGTTGGAAGAACAGTTGCGATTAATCCAAATGGATTCAAGCCACCTAACAGATTAAATGCACCACGCAATAAACCAACAGCACGTTTCATACTGTTGATATTCCTGGCACCTTGTAATAACTGACCACCTAAATTTCTTTGCTGTGTAGCAACTTGTGCTGTGGATGTAGCTAACTGCTGATTAGTCTGATTAAGTTGTTTACCAACAGCAACACCTGTCTGTGATTCCTTATTAAGATTCTTTTCGGTCTTAACCAGGACATCTCTTTTCTGTGTTAGTTGTTGTGTGGTCTTAGCTTCGGTCTGCAGGACATTATTCAATTCTTCCTGTGCAGATGCTAAGACTTCTGAAACATCAGCACCATCTTCAAGTGAAGCGTTCAGTTCATCAATCTTTGCAATTGCAGAATCTACCTGTGCTTCAAATGATGCAGCATCAAATTCTAAACTATATACGTCTTTTATTTCCGCCATTTTCTTTTAATTTATTAGCTTCCTGTAAGGCTTTTTCATTATCTCGGATTATCTGTTCCAATGCTGTGTAATAATCTTGTAAACACCAATATTTTACATCCTGCATTGCAATAGTATCACCCTTGCAAATAATATAATCGTTTTCTCTGTTCTTTGCCCTTAAATCTAATAATGCTTTCTGATAATAGTGCGGCTTTTTATCTTTCTTTTCCTTTCCGGACTGATTAAGTTTTGGAAAGTTTATTTTTTTGTATCGTTCAAACCTCTCAATATTTGTTCCATACTGGTCAAAAAAAAACTACGCAATTCATCATCCTGCTTGATAGCTTCTAATTTCCTTTGTTGCGTTTCTTCATTTATGATGTATGGATTCTCTCCATCAATATAAAAAAAATATAATCCTGCTTGAATCAACATGTCATCAAGAGTGATATTCTTCATCCGGAATAACAAATCATTGATGGCATTCTGTGATGATTCAACAAACTGTCTTAGCTTATCCTTAGTTGCATTTATCCAGGGTAAATCTTTAACGTTTGTAAGGACCTCATTCATCTTATCCATTATCTCTTGTTTGCTTACTCCGTATTCTATTGCCAACATGCTTTCTTCTATCCTTTGAGATCTCTCCTTTGTCAGCTGTCCTGCATTCTTCAGGATGTACCAGTTGTTGTCGCTGCGATCCGTAAAAATTCTCACAAGTTCTATGCGTTGGTTGGTCGCTTTTGGTATGTAACTGTTTAGCCATTTTTTAAAGTTTTTTTCGTTACGTTCTGCTCTTGTTTCTCTGTTAAACCATTTCATAATTCAAATTTATTAAGAAATTTTAATATCATGGCAAAAACTGTTTATTAAATAACGCAAATTGTCTAATAAGTCAGCTTGCCTTTCTTCTCCTTTGCCCTTAATTATCTGTCTGCTGTTGTTAGATTTAATTCTTAGCACATCCATACGCAAATTTGGACATTTATCTTCATATATTCTAAATTCAGGACATTTACTTATCAAAGTATTTACCTGCACATAACTTTCAGCATGGAATGGATTAGCTTTTGGAATGTAAAACTTATCCTTTGAAATCTGCAATTCTTCCTGGATAATTTCGTAATAAGTGACAGGAACTTTCTGCCTGCCATCAGACCTGTTACCGGAAGCATCTCCAGTAATAACAAATGGAACGCTACATGGGTACATTTTGTCCCCCCATAGACCAATCTTTTTACCTGTCTCTTGATATACCCATTCTCGGATAGCAAAACATGTATCATAGATGGATGCTTCACCACGTTCTTCACTACCTAACTTAAATTCTTTAACTATATGAACACCATACTTGTATTTGGTCAATGCTACATCAGTTGGATTCAGAGTAACCTTTTTCATTACTGCTGCAGTCATTGGAATCTTATTAAAGTCAAAGCTGATGTATAACTGTTCAGTTTGCCAATTGATAGGTTTTGATTTAGTGAAAACTTTATTCTGCAGGTCCTTATCTTTAAGCACATATACCCATGCTTCTCCGGAATAGTCAACAAAGACAGACATGTATTCCTGCTCAAATGTAAGACTGTCCAGATCACGACTTGCATCTTTTACTTCAAATGGGTCTATCTTAGGATTATCTGTTGTTACCATCCTGAATGTCATCCAGTTTTCTGATGTGTTATCAGATTGTGGAAGATCAAGTTCTTTGTAGTAATTAAATTCACAATTGCCATTCCTGGCACCGTTCTGACATAGCTGATACCAATAATTATCTTTACCGGCTGCAGTACCGATAAAAAACGCTTCACCTTTGTAGTCAGTCAATGTTGGTCTTGCAACTGTTTTCCAATGATACTCCAGGATGTGTGATGGAATCTTTTGTGTTTCTTCATAGATAACTCTGTGATATTTACGACCTCTGCCTTTCTCTTTTCTACCCTCATCACCAATAGACCATACTTCAAGAATGCCCCCGGTAACAAATTTAATTATCTTAGCTGTTTCATCTTTATGCAGAATCAAACCATTGTCTGCTGATAGTTTGTAAGTATCAATAACTCGCTGCCATGATAGTGCAAAGTCTTTGAAGTCATCAACAAAGATTCCAATATATTTACCCTCAAAGACTGCAGGAAATATTAAAGCATCAGCAACAGATGTAATCAATTCAGTTTTGCCAAATCGCCTGGCACAAACTATACAATTAAATCTTCGTCTCTGATCCTGAATCCGTTTCTGACCTGCATGTGGTCTGAATAATTTTAATTCAACATTTCTTGCCATCTGAAAAAAAAGCAGCACTATTACATGCTGCCCGATTTTTTAACACTAAAAACTAAAACCTAAAATCTATTCTGTATAATTTATTTTCACATTGATGTCATTGCTGCCATGATCGTCATAATCTTTCTCTCTGAACTGAAAATTATTTTTCAGATTGAAGATGGTAACGGCTGCATTATTTTTGCCATCCAAGGCTCTTTCCTGCAGATTTTGAAGCACTCTTGCTTTTGCTTTTTTTATTGTGGAGTGAAATAGTGAATGTGTTGGCAGTTTTTCATAGTCTTGAAGTGTATGTCTGTCCATGTCTAACCAAACAGCTAAACCCTCAACTGTGTAAGGTCTTGGAGATGGTTTATCAATCAATTCACCATCTTTAGTTAAGACAGATTCAATCCTTGCATCACACCATGCAAAGTATTCATTTATCAAAAGCTGTAGATCTTCTACATTGTCAAATTTCTTTGGTCTACCCATAATTTTTTTTAAAAAACCCCTGCCTGGTAACAGGGGCAAACTCTAAATCATATTTTATGAAAACATCCGATTATTACAAAAATATGAAATTATTTTCTTTTATTTTTATTTCTTGGAATTATTTGATAATTTTTTTATCTTTAGCCTGTTAGCCTTATCTTTTATCCTGTTACGATTCAATCCGAAAATTTCAACTAATTCTCTATCATTTGTTGTTGGATAAAGTTCAATCAGCTTTTCGGTCATTTCTTTAGTCCATACTCGTTTCATATCTTATTTTTTATAGCGTTCCAACGATGCCATGCCCATCCATTTTTATAACCCATCTTTTTTTCTACTAACTTCAATTCTTCATAGGTTCTTGCCTGTCTGATTATATCTTTCTTTTCTATCTTTTCCATCTCTACCAATAAACCATCTAACTTTGTCAACTTACGGACCTTTGTTTCAACTTCTACACCACAAGCAGGACATTTGGTATCATTAAAAACAAAGTAACATTTCTTACATACTTTAAATTTAATATCCGGTTCAGAATCTTTCTTCTTTTTCTTTTTATCCTTACCGGATAAGGACCAATCTCTGTCAGCTAATGGATGTCCATGCTTTAAAACATTACCAACATGGTCCAGGATAACACAACTATCTTTACCGACACATGTTCTTAATGCTCTACCTACCTGTTGTAAGTACAATGATTCAGATTGTGTTGGTCTTAACAGAATAGCACATCCAATAGCAGGTATATCTGTTCCCTCACTAATCAAATCACAACTGGTTACAATATGTAACCGGCTTGAACTTAATCCGGATAAGATTCTATCAATTTCAGACTGTTGCATACTTCCATCAATGCTTTCAGCTGAATAGCCTGCAGACTTAAATTCATTAGCTACATCAATACTATGCTTAACAGAAACACAGAATACAACTGCAGGCACACCATCACATAACATTCTATAATGTTCAACAGCATTACCGGTGATGGTAGATTTATTCATTTCCTGCTCCAGTTCCTTTTTATTATAGTCACCTGCAGTAACTTTTACTCTACCTAACTGCAGATTATTTGGTGGAATAAAAATCCGAGGTCTTACTAAATAACCTAAATCTGTTAATTCTTGAATAGAGCTTCCAACTATTAGGTCATCAAATACGTCATCTAATCCTTGACCATTTGTTCTTACCGGTGTAGCAGTTACTCCTAATACTAAAGAATTACTATAATTATCAATTATCTTTTTATAGGTAGGTGAAACAGCATGATGTGCTTCATCAACTATAATAAGGTCCGGATTAAAATATTGCATTCTGTTGATCAGACTTCCAATCTTAGCTACCTGACATGTATATTTATAATTAGCACTATATCCGGCACCAATTAAACCATGCTGAACATTAAATGTCTGTAATGTTTTACTGGTCTGCTTAAATAAGCTATCTCTATGAACCAGGATAAGAACTTTTTTATTCTTATCTATTGCAGCTTTACAAATATATGAAAATACAATAGTCTTACCACCACCTGTTGGAAGAACTAACAATGGTGACTTCTTTCCATACCTATATGAATCTCTAATCAGATTAACTGCACTATCCTGATATGGTCTTAAATTCATTTTTTTTTAAATTATTTTAATAAGTATAGTGCAAAAATAATATTTTTATTTTATTTTTGTCATATCAAATGAAATTTATTTAAAAATCTTTAAAATTATCACAAAATGAAAACACATTGGAGAAAATTGAAAGACACAAATTATCTCGGTTCATGGGATGTTGTGGACAATGAATTGATTCTTACTATCAATGACATTGAAACTAAAAAGGTACAGTCACCTGATGGCAAAACAGAAGAACTGCCAGTAATGACATTCAAAGAAGATTACAAACCTATGATTCTGAATGCTACAAATTTCAAAGCAATACAGAAAGCACACAATTCTCCTTTCCTGGAAGATTGGATAGGAAAAAAGATTGCAATCTATGTTACATCAGTTAAAGCATTCGGTTCTGTTGTTGATGCTCTTAGAATCAAACCATCGGCACCAAAAACAACAAAAACTATACTGACTGTTGACAATCCTAAATTTAAATCTATCAAAGAAAAACTTGCTTCCGGTGAAACAACTATTGATACTGTTAAGCAATACTTTGAACTTTCTGATGATATTATTAACCAATTAAAATCTTAATTATGCTTAGACCATCTCAATTCGCAAAAATTATGACCACTTCAAGAGGTGGAAAAGGTTTTGGACAAACAGCACTTACTTACGCTGATGAAGTTATTCTTGACATTTTAGATGTTGAACGTTATGAAGTTACAGCTAAATCATTACAGCATGGAACTGAAAACGAATCTTTAGCCAAACAAGCCTATACTGAAAACACTATGAATACTATTGTAGATGTGGACAAACCATTGGTTCATCCTGCTTACAATTTTATTCAAGGTACTCCGGATGGATTGATTGGATTAAATAAGATAATCGAAATCAAATGTCCTTGGAATCCAACAAACCATCTTAATAACTTACTTGAAAACAATAAATATGTTCAGGAAGATCCTGGAACATACATGTCTGATTATTGGTGGCAAATACAGGGTTATATGTGGATAACAGAACGTGAAAACTGTGATTTTGTTACTTATGATCCAAGATTTCCGGAACATCTTCAACTATGTATCACTCACGTTTTAAGAAACGATGAAGATATAAAACGACTTGATGAAAGATGCCAAGAATTTTGGTTTGAGATAGTACAGAATAAACTAACATTCTTCATATAAAAAAAGATAGGTCCTGGGGTAACAACTTCCAGGACCTTCAAAATTATGGCAAGATTCAAAACGTATCAAATTTATAACATTCCAATGAATTATAAAATTTTTCATTATATTCTTTTCCTCGAATATTAAAATGAACTTCAATTCTGCTCCCGGTTGATAAACTTTTTAACAGCTCTGTTTTGTCTCCTAACAGGTCAAATTTTACCTTTTGCGGATACTTATCTTCTGTTTCAATTACAAATTCTGCTGTCTTAAATTTCTTATCTCCTCTCTCTGTAATGGAAGATTTTTGAATTACTTTGCCTGCAACTTTAAACATTTTT